CTTTCAGGCTCATCGTGGGGACCACCCGCTTGGCCGTTTTGAAGCCGTGCCAATAGGCGCTGTAGGTTCCAGCGGCCCCGTAGACTTCGAGGCTGAAGTTTCCAGTTTCGTAATAGTGTTGGCAGAGCTGTAGTTCCAGCGAAAGCGGTCTCTTCTCGAAAGGGGTAGCCAGTACGCCTTCTTCGAATTGGCATCCCCAGATAGTGATGCTCCCTGCTCCGGCAACGATGTTTTCGATGGAAAAGGCCACGCGCACGCCATTCGCCGTATCGTCATTGGGAATGTCTGCAGTGATGCTATAGCGCTGCACCTTTGGGCCAACTTCACAGCGTTTGTTGGTCAGGATCGTCCAACCGCCCGGCCCACCCACCGCCGAGTCTGCAGTAGCCGATTTGAAGATATAGGCCGTAAGGATTTGGTTGGTGTCAGCATAAGCGTGGAACGAGAACGTCGTTTTCTTGCCCTTCAGATGGATGGCAGCCGAGCTCTCAAGTGTTTGCGCAAAGCCGAGTTGGTTATTGGCGGCGGTAGGCGTCAGGACCAGATTGTTCCTGCCGTTGTGCACCGAGGCATTGCCTTGGGATAGGGTTACATTGGTATTGCTGTCGATCCGCCAGCGATCAGCGCAGTAGCCGGTACCGGTGAAGGAGGTACCGCGCTGCCAGAAGTCGAAGTCGCCATTGATCAGGAGGTTACGCAAGGCCCATTGGCCCGAGTTGCCCGTGCTGAACACCTCGACCCAGTCAGACCAGGCAGTAGCGCTGCTGGCCGAGGAGATAAAGACTCTGTTGCCGGTCCTGAATTCGCGCCTGAAAGATTCCAGGCCCGTCGCGTCGCCCCATTGGGCATGCAAGGTGCAGGTGCCATAAACCGTGCCTTGGCCCAGGGCCGGTATCGTCAGGGCGCGAGGTCCATCGGTGGCGCCATTGGCAATCCCATGGATGGTGCCGCACCCATAGAAAGTTTGGGGCGCCGCGGTGATGTCGAGCAGGGAGGTACGCCAATCCTGGCGGTTGCCGATGCCGAAGGCGCCGGGGCCATCGGAGATGCCGTATTCGGCAATGGTACTGGGGTTGGTACCGCCCACCACCCGGCCGCGGCGATCCACGGTCACGCTACGGAAGGTGCCGGCGCTATCGATGGGGCCGGCAGCCATCTCGAACGCCAGGGGCGTGGTGCCGAGAGTGATAGCGCCATCAGTGGTGAGCTGCCAGAGGCTGTCGCCATTGCTGGTGCCGGCTTCGACCGGCACCAGCAACCCTGGGGTCACCTCCGGATTGGCGTCGGCATCGTTGGCGCGCGCCCAGGTGCCAAGGGCGACGACATAGAGGCCGTTCTGCGCCGGCTTGTCCTGGTTCTTCACCAGCACGCGATCACCCACCACCAGGGTGACGCCGTCGACGGTCTGAGTACCACTCAGGTTGAGATTGGCGGTCGTAGCCACCCGCACCGACTGCTTGAAGTCCAGGCGATTGACGGCCACGGTGATGGCGTCGTCAACGTACTGCCGGGTAGCCATGACCGTCGAGGTGTCTATTTTCAGCTCCACGGTCGCGGTGTTGGCCACGATCAGCACCAGGCGCAGCACCTGGGTGCGGCCGGACCCCTCGTCCAGCTGCGGCTTGTAGCTGGGCGGAGTGTTGGCCACGGCGATCAGGTTGCCGTCGCCGTCGTACAGGCCCATCTCGCGGATCCAGCGCCCGCCCTGGTTCGCCGGCACGATCAGTTCGGCGATGACCTGGTTGAGGTTGTTGACGTCCACCGTCAGGTTGTTGAGCGGCGCGCGATACCATTCTCCCACTAGGGCGGTCTGGCTGCGACTGGGCATGGGCAGGCTGCCGCCGCCGTCACCCACCGCCATCTGCTTGAGCTGGAGTGGGGTGTTGCGGGCTGCGGCGTTGGCCAGCTTGGCCTCACCAACGGTGGTAAGGAGCGCGAAGTAGGTCTGGCTCATGGGTAGATGCTCAGGATGTCGATGCTGTGGAGGGCGCCGCTGCCGAGCAGCGCGGGGCCGCTGATAACGATGGCTTCGGGCTGGTAGGGATAGACGGTGAGGGTTTCACCCTGGTAGGTGCCGAGCCCGATGCTGATGGCGCCGCGGGTTTCCAGGCTGATGGCCAGGCCGACCAGGTGCCGGCCGACCGGGCGGGCGTCGTCGATCAGCAGGCTCATGGCGTCGTACATGGTCTCGGTGATGCCGCTGTCGAGTACGCCGACGTCCAGGCGGAAGGTGCCGGGTGTGCCGGTCGGAAGCTCCTGCCACCACTCGTGCACGCGGATCAGATAGCCCAGGGGTTCCACCACCCGGCGCAGGGCGCCGATGGTGCCCTTGTGGGCGTGGACGAAGTAGGCCGACTTGATGACCTGGCGCTTGGTGGTCTCGCTCCAGTCGCTGTCCCAGCGATCCACCGAGCGGGCCCAGGCCAGGTAGGGCAGCAGCGCCTCGGGGCAGCGGTCGGGATCGGCCAGGTCGCGCAGTGGGACCGGCACCTCGCCGATGCCGGCCAGGGCCTCGGCGGCGAGACGTTCCAAGTAGGTGCTATTAGGCGGCAGCAAGGTGTTCATGGTCAGGCGCCCAGGGTGACGCTGCTGGCGCTGCAATAGGCCGCCTGGGCCTCGGTCGGCGTCAGGTCCTGCCAGTCCTGCAGCTCGACCCAGGCCACGCCGGCGACGTGCAGCGCGGCATCGATGCCCGAGCGCGACACCCGCACGCCGAGGCGGCGGCGTTGATTGATGTAGGTGGCCAACTGCTGCCGGGCGGTGGCCAGGATGACCTCGCTCTCGGCGCCGGTATTGGCCAGGTGCAGCACGGCCTTGACCTGGTACCTGAGGATCTGCGCCGATTGCACGATGAGACGATCACCCACCGGGCGCACGTCTTCGTCGTTGAGGGCCTGGCTGACGGTGGCCAGCAACTCGGCCGAGGCGCTGCCATCGCCGTCCAGGCTCTGTACGGTGACGGTCACCACGGCGGGGCTGGGGCTGGTGGCGCTGGCGTCGGCCACCTGACCGCTGGCGTTGCGCGCATGTAGGATGTAGGCGTTACGCGGTCCGGCCACGCTGAGGCCCTCCCAGGCCATCTGCACCCGCTCGCGCAGGGCGTCGTCCGTTTCCAGCACGGCGGCGGTAGGTGGTACGGCATTGGGATTGGCGGCGGTGACCACCAGGCGCGTCAGGTTGACGCCGACGGCGATCTGCTCCAGGTCGCTGCCGCGGGCCTTGGCCAGCATGGTGCCCAGGGCCGCCTCGTTGACGCGTTGGCGCAGCAGCAATTCACGATAGGTGTTTTCCTCGAGCAGCTTGGTCAGCGGCTCGGATTCCAGAGCCAGGCGGGCGCGCAGGGTGGCCTGCTCGGCCGCGGGCCAGAGGCTGATCAACCGCTCCTTGCGCGCCTGCAGCAGGCTTTCGAAGTCCAGTGGCTCGACCACACTCGGCGCCGGCAGCTGGCTCAGATCGATGGGGGTGAAGGTGGTCATGACAGGCCCCCGAGGAGCAGCGGGGCACGCAGGCTGACGGCCTCGTCGTTGACGGTGCTGTAGCCCTCCAGCTCGATGAAGGCCTGGCCGGGGCGCTCGCCCTGCACCAGGTCGATATGGGTGAGATTGAGGCGCGGCTCCCAGCGCAGCAGGGCGATCACCGCGACCGCCTTGGCCTGCAGGCCGAGGGCGGCGTTGAGCGGCTGGTCGAGGAGGCGAAACAGGTCGCAGCCGTAGTCGCGTCGCATCAGGCGGCTGCCGATCGGCGTGGTGAGGATGTCGGTGACCGATTGCTGCAGGTGCTCGAGGTCGCCCAGGGCCTGGCCGGTGTTGCGATTCATGCGGGTGCTCCTGTCTGGCTGCCGCCGCTCTGGACGCCGCCGTGTTTGTGCTTGACCAGGCTGATGCCGGCCGCTACCACGTCCTGGCTCACGGTGACCTGGCCGGTGACGTGCTGGTTGCCGGTCTGGGTGTAGTCACCCTGGTGGGTGATGGGACCGACGATGGTGATGCCTCCGGTACTGGTCAGCTGGGTGACCCCGCCTTCGGGCAGCACGGCGCTGAGGCGATGGGCCTGGCTGTCGTATTCGATGACGGCGCCGTCCGGGTAGCTGCGTCTATGCAGATCCGCACGGTCGCCATTGGCCGGCAACGACTGGCTGAACAGACCGCAGAGGACGATGCCCTGAGGCGTCTGGCCGCTGGGGCTGAGCAGCACGACTTGCTCGCCAAGGGACGGCGGATCCCACTCGCGGCTGCTGCCGGCGCGCAGGGTCAGCCAGGGCAGCCAGCCGGTCAGCAAGTCACCGCTCTGCACGCGGACGCGGGCGGGACGGGGTTCGGTGAGACTGCCGTGGTCCACCGCGGCGATGGTGCCGAGGCGGATCAGGTTCTCGAGGAGGCGGGAGAGCGCGGCGAAATCGTTCATGCCGCCAGCATGGCGCTCGCCCGGGCGCCACGCAGCCGGCGGGCGTTGTCGGCACGTGGCCGA